TGCTGCTCGAACCGCCGACCAGAACAGGACAATGACCCGCCTCGGTGGCCGGCCTCCCGCACCGCTCGTGCAGTTCGCCGAGTGGTCGAAGCGTGGCCGCTGGTGGCCGACCAGCGTGCGCCAACCCGGCCCGGCCGCCGCTGTCGTCGTGCACCACACCGTCACCGCCACCTCAAGATTTCCGGCCCAAGACGCGCAGCGTGTCGAGAACGTGATCTGGGACCGCCGTTGGACTGCCCGCTTTTCGTCGCTGCCGTACTCGTACCTGCTGCACCCTGACGGCACCATCCTCGAAGGTCGCGGCGTCAAGTTCCGCAACGCAGCCAACCGAGCAACCCGGCCCGACGTCAAACTGTCAAACGGCAACACGCTCAGCGTCGCGCTGATCGGCGACTACCGAGAAGGCCGTGACGCTGTAACGCCGGCGCAGCGCCGCTCATTCAACTGGCTCACCCGCCAGCTCTCCAACGAAAACCACCTGGGCCACTGGCGCAGCGTTGTCGCCCACGGCGCACTCTCCTACACCGAATGCCCGGCCGAAGCTCTCGCCGGCCTCCAACAAACAAACATCATCACCGACGTCGAGGACCATAAAGACATGCTGCACACCGTTGTTTCGACCACAAACGGCAAGGTATGGGCCTGCTCGAACGGCAAAGCGCGCCCGATCAAGAACCCCGAAAACTGGCTTGCCACGTTCGACGGCCCGATCATCCGAGCCGATTTTGCCGAGCACGTCGTGCCTGACCTGTACGACGTCATCGCCTAACATGCCGACATGCAGGTCTGGGTCGCTCTCATCACCGGCGCGTTCTCTCTCGGCGGAATCGCCCTCGCCTCGTTGCTGCAACTTCGCAACCTGCGCGCCGAGAACACAGCACAGCACGGCGAGAGCCGGCAGCTGCTCGGCCGGCTTGACGAACGCTCAAAACTGACGCTGGACCGTGTCGACCAAGTAGCGCACCGGCTTGATCACCACCTGGAGGACCACCATGGTGTCGAAGGCAGACCAGTTTCGCCAGACAATGGTGCCGAGTAGGCGGCCCAACTTCCACGCTGTCACCCGAGAGCTCGAAGCCAACGACCCCGAGCTGCTCGCCGCCATCGTCGAAGCGCTCAACGACGACCACCCCAACATCGCAATGATCCAGCGCAGCCTCGAAGCCGTCGGCATCGACATGGGCTATTCGTCGGTCGTCAGGTGGCGTGAACATGTCCGCCGCTGAAGAGTTCACGAGGCTCACGGCGCACCGTAACGGCCCAGACCGGCCGCCACCCGGCTGGGAGCCAGGTCACATAATCGATCATCAAAGTGGCGAGGCGACTTTCACCGGCCTTGCCACCACCGAAGCGATCGACCCCGACGAGGCCACCATTCTTGCCGAAATGCGGCTCGACGCTGGCGAGTGGGCGATCAAGCCCGGCAGCTTGCAGGTGCGCAAGTGGCAGCAGAAGGCCGGCAGCGGTGAGTGGTGCTGGTATTACCGCATCACCGCTGTGCGCCGTTCTAAAGCGTTCGGCGACCTCGACGACCTGATTGCTACGCTGCGACGCCGCAAACGCTCACAGCGGCTATCAGCGGCTCCTGGCGGGCAGGTGTGGGCCACGTCGGACTGGCAGGTCGGCAAAGCTGGCACCATCGAGCACGTTTTGGACAGCCTTGGCCAGCTCCCGGCCCGCTTCGAGCAGTCATGGCGGCAGGCCGGCAAGCCTGGCGAGATCCTGATTGCGTTCGGTGGCGACCTGGTCGAGTCATGCAGCCCGAACCATTACGGCGCGCAGCAGCTCTACAGCGTCGAGATGACCGACCGAGAACAACGCGCCGTCGTGCGCGAGGCCGCTATGGCGATTATCGACAAAGCCAGCACCCTTGTCGAAACCGTGACCGTCGCTGCTGTGCCGGGCAACCACGGCGAGAACCGGCACAGCAAACGAGACTCCATCGTCGGCGACAACGTCGACGTCGCTGCGATCGACGACTGCCGCTGGGCCTGCATGGACCTTGAACAGTACGCCGGCGTGTCATGGGCCGTGCCTGGCGATGACTTGACGGCGTGCGTCGAGGTCGACGGGCTGCGTGTCGGACTGTTCCACGGCCACCAGGTCGGCGGGCAGGGTAGAGCTCAGGCATGGCACGACAAGCAGGCAGGAGCGCACAGGCCAATCGGGGCAGCGTCGCTGTTACTGTCAGGCCATTTTCATTCGTACAGGGCGGAATGGTGGGGACCGCGTACCTGGATCCAGTGCCCGTCGGAGGATGCTGGCAGCCCGCAGTACGCCGAGACAGCCGGCGCTGGTGCACGCCGGGCAGGTTCCGTCACTGTCGACGTCGTCGAGGGCACCGTTGGTGACGTCCGCATCGTCTGATCCTTGACGAGTTCTCCACATTGTGTTTGGATAACACCTGCCCAACCGGGCACAGACTGGAGAAACAAATGAAATACGCACGCATCACCCTCACGGTGGCGTTCGAGGACTACGGCATCGAAAGCCTGTCAGCGCTCGACACCGTCCTGCCGACGCTTCAAGACGAGCTGCCGCCCGAGGTGACCGTCCTTGAATTCGACGAGCGGCCCATGCTGCTGCTGGTCGACTACGCCGCAGAGAAGGCCGACCAGTGAGCCGCCTACTTGACGCCCTTACCATCGCCGGGTTCATCGCTGCCGGCGTCCTGGCCGTGCTCATGCTGGCCGACGTCGCCCTTGACCCGGCCGCCTGCTTTGGGAGCTGCTCATGACCGACCAGCTCGCACAGCTCGCCAAACCCTTTCCACAGTCCCTGATCCAAAAGAACCCGACCGGGTTCGGCTCATACGTCAAACACTCCGTGGTTGTTGAAAAGTTGCTGGCCGTGGTCGGCCCGTTCGACTTCCGCATCGTGCGCGAGATCCGTGACGCCGACACCGGGCACATCTGCGGCGTCATCGGCGAGCTCACCGTCGAGATCGACGGCCGCACTACGACGGTGCAGGAAGCCGGCGACTGTGAACGGCCCGAGAACTGGCCGCACGACGGCGCACGCATGAAGGACGCAGTCAGCGACTCGCTCAAACGATGCGCCGCCCGCATCGGGGTCGGCACCCACCTTTGGAGCGCTGACCAGTTCCGGCTGGACCGTGCCCTGGAACGCAACAGCGAAGTCGAGCGTGATGTGCAGCGCGCTGCCCGACAGGACTTTCTGCGGGAACGTGAGGAACGGCTCGAACAGCAGGACGGTGCAGCATGATCTGTCACAACTGCGGCGGCGAAGGCCGGCACGTCGCCTGGTGCGACCAGTACAGGCCTCAGGTGATCTACAGCAACACGACACCGAGGGCACGCAACACCGACCCGTCAACGTCGCACCAGGCTGCTGCCACGATCACCCGCACAACCGTCACCGACACGCAACGCATGATCCTCGATGCGCTCCAGGCGCACGGCCCGCTCACCGACGAGCAGCTGTGCCAACACATCGCCGAGATCGAACGCAAACCCGTGTCGGTGTCCGGCATCCGTACCCGCCGCAGCGAGCTCGCCGCCGACGGCCGTGTCATCGACACCGGCGACCGGCAACCAACACGAGCTGGCCGGCAAGCGATCGTCTGGGGCATCGCATGAAAAAAACCCTTGGCATCAACGTCTGGCCCGCTCGTGATTTTGACGCCGAGTTTATGGTGTATGAGCTAGAGATTGAGACGCCCTGGTGGCAGCTGACGCAGCGCGTGCACTTCCACGACCTGCCGGCCGCGATCAAAGAAGCCGTGGACGCTGTCGTGGCAAACGAGGCACCGAAACCGTGAGCTGGTGGACCATTTGGGGAATCATGGCCGCTGCCCTCGTCGTGCAAGCTGTCGGCTTGCTGTGGCTGCTCGTTTGCGAGCGTCGTGACCGAGGCTGAACTACAGCAGCTGCTGACCGACGCCGCCGAGTTGCACGGCTGGCTTGTGTTTCACGACAACGACAGCCGCCGCAACGTCGCCGGCTTCCCCGACCTGGTCCTCGTGCACGGCCGCCACGGCCGTGTTCTGTTCCTTGAGCTCAAATCCGAGACTGGCCGTGTCCGACCCGAACAGCACGTTTGGATGGACGCACTCAGTCGCACGCACACCGTCTCAAGCGCAATCATCCGGCCGCAACACGTCGACCAGGTGATCGCCTACCTAAAAGACCCAAACGAAAAGGGGAAGCAATGACCGAATGGAAGCCCGCATGGCAAGCAACGTGGGAAGGGTTTGCCGAAGTGCTCGCCGCTGACCGCGAGGCCCGGCTGCGCAAAGAACGCACCGACCGAGCAAAAACCGAACTAACCGACCCGCCAAAGGCCCGCAGCCACGCCGAACGCATGGCCGCCGCCCGAGGCGTGCACGTTCACGGCGACGACATGCGCACCGCCAGCAGCGACCGCCGGCGCATCGTGAAGCATCGAGACGGCGATGAGTAGCGGCGGCGTGTTCTTCGTCGTCCTAGCCGGCCTCGTCGTGCTGACGTTGTTCTGGGGCTGGCTGTACGTCAAATGGCAGGTGGAGCACGGCGAACCGTGGCGAGAACGCCAGGCCGTCGCCGAGTTCGGCCCGCTGTTTGACCTCGAACCGAGCAAGGACCACGTCACCCTCGACCGGTCAGCGCAGCGGCTCAGGTACGTCACCGACTGGGAAGAAGTCCGAAAGAAGGCAGGCCGATAATGGAATGGTGCACAAAGTGCGGGCACTACATCAATCAACCGAGATACGACGACCCGGTGCCCGAGGTCGTGCGACTTGCCTCGCAGCTGTGGAACGTCCCGGTGGCGCAGCTGCTGTCACCGTCACGCAAAGCCGCAGTGGTCGCCGCCCGCCAACCGATCATGGCCGTGCTCTACCACGAGTTCGACCTGACCCTGGCCGACATCGGTGCCGAGCTCGACCGTGACCATACGACGGTGCTGCACGGTATTCGTCGGGCTGATCCTGATCGTGTCTCACAGCTCACGGAAGCTGTCAATGAGGTTTGACGACCAGGCCGCCGACGGAAGGAGTCAGACGCCGGCGGCCCGATCGTTGACACGCTGGTGATCGTGCGAGTAGCGTGCCGGTCGCTTCAACAACCGAGATGCATGGTACTACATGCACGGCGACAGTCAGCCGACCAAATGACTGCGACTCAGCGACGTGACAGGCTGGTCGGCCCCTCGAGGCCGATGCCCGCAACGGGGCGAACACTTCAATACGTTGCAAACCGAGCTCGTCGGCCGCAGGTGTCACCGTGTCCCCGCACCTGCCGAAGCGACAAGGACCAGCGAGCACATGACGGGACCCGCCGAAGTAATGCCCGGCGGCTATGTAAGCGATGCCCGATGCGATGGGAAGCGCTGCGCATGGACCAAAAACGGCGCAAATCTGCGACCGTGGTCTATGACGCTCCGCGCCTCCGCTCAAGGAAGACAGCGGGCGCTGGCAGACTGGAGAACCTGATGACATGCAACGAGGCCGGCTGCGGCAATGTGCTCTACTCGCTCGGCTGGTGCCGCAAGCACGCCGACCGCAACCGCCAAGCCGACACCGCCGAATACCGGCAACGCCTCGAAGCGGCCGGCTGCACCCCGCAGCACGGCACCCGCAGCCGCTACCGCAACGGCTGCCGCTGTGACGATTGCCGACATGCCGAAACCGCATACCGACGCGAATACCGAAAGGCAAACCGATGACTGGCAAATACTGGTACGAAGACCGAGACTCGCACTGGCATCTCATCAAGCTCGCCGAGCTCAACGTGACCGAGCTGCGCTGGCTGTGCCGCCAGTACGACCTGGCCGAGAGCTACGACCGGGACGACATGCGCAACCGCATCCGTGACCGCAACGCACGCAGGCAATGACCCAGCAGCACCTCGACCTCGGCGATTGCAAGACAATCCTGACAACCGACGGCAAACGGTGCCAAGAATGCGGAATCATGAAACCGCTGAGCTCATACGGTCGCGACGTCTATCGCGGCGACAATCTCGGCCGACGCTGCCGGCGGTGCCTCAAGATACGCGGCCAGCTACACCAGCAATACCGGCACAAACTCGTGCAACAGTTCTACGAACAACAAAACGGCTTGTGCCCAATCTGCAACGAACCGCTCGACCTGGCTAAAGCACCAGCACTCGACCACCCGCACAGCGCCGAAGCCATGCGCAACGTGCACACCCTCGCAGCAGCGACGACCGGCCTACTGCACAGCACCTGCAACCGAGCGTTAGGCATGCTGAACGATGACCCAGTCGCCCTACGACGCGCCGCACGCTACCTCGAACAAACACGACGCTACGGCCAGCTCACCCTGAACCTGTGACCAGAAGCCCTCAAACGGCCCCATATGGCCTTCGTTTTTTTCATGACCCCCACACCAACACCCCAGCCCAACCCGCTTTCTCCCCCTCCTGAGGGGGCGTGGGGTACCCTGGGGCGATGGGGTATGACCACCGCCACCGCCAGGCCCGGGCCGAGCTGCTTGCTGATCGGCCGGTGTGCGTTTGGTGTCGTGGCGCTGTGGCGACCGAGGCCGACCACGTCCCGCCGCTGGCAGCGTTCCCGCCTGGCGAGTGGGTCGGGCAGTACGTCCCGAGCTGCGGCCCGTGCAATGCATCCCGTGGCGGCCGGCTGTCCGCACAACGCAAGAAGCCGAAACCCGTGACGTCGAGGAGATGGTGAGATGGGCCGACACCGCAAAGCTGTCGAGAAGTACCTCGAAACGGCTGATGGCGACCCGGTGACGATCGAAACGTGCCGAGGGCTGGCTGATCGTTGGGATGCGATCGAGGCCGGCGACGGTGCCGGGGCCGGGCAGATCCCGCAGGTTGCGGCGGTTTTGCTTCAATCGTGCAAAGACTTGTCGATTCCGCACGAGGATGCCCTGGCTTCGCTTGAGAACGCATTGAAAGCGCTATGACTGACCCGTACTACCAAGACGACCACGTCACGATCTATCACGGCGACACGCTCGACATTTTGCCGACGCTCGAAGGTTGCAGCGCGCTCATCACGGACCCGCCCTACTCGTCCGGCGGCCAGTTCCGCAGCGATCGCAGCCAGAAAGTGACCGACAAGTACGTCCAAACACAAACGGACCGAGGTGCGAAGCATGTGCGTGAGTTTGAGGGCGACAACCGCGACCAGCGATCTTTCCTCGCCTGGATGATGCTTTGGACCAACGCCGCCCGCCGAGCTTGTGTAGCTGGTGCACCGTTCGCAGTGTTTACCGACTGGCGGCAACTGCCCACCATGACCGACGCTGTGCAGGCCGGCGGCTGGGTCTGGCGAGGCATCGCAGTCTGGGAAAAGACAACGGCCCGCCCAATGTCCGGCAGGTTCACCAATCAGGCCGAATACCTCGTGTGGGGATCAGACGGCCCGATGGAGCAGTGGGAAAACTACCCGCCCGGCGTGTTCCGCTGCGGCAGTCCCCGAGGCGAAGACCGAACCCACCCGACACAAAAACCCGACGAGCTCATGCGCTGGGCGCTGCAAATCGTGCAACCCACCGAAGCGCCCATCCTCGACCCCTTCATGGGTTCAGGCTCCACGCTGCGAGCCGCAAAGGATCTCGGCTTGCGCGCAATCGGCATCGAGGTCGACGAGCAATCATGCGAGGACGCAGCCAAACGCCTCGCTCAAGAAGTGCTGCCGCTATGAGCTACCCGGCGGCCTTGCACGCCACCCCGGCCAGCGATTCACCGAGCCGAGGGCACTACCTCGCCCAGGTCGCCGAGCTCATGGGGCTGGAGCTGTTCGGCTGGCAGCGGCAGGTTGCTGACGTGGCCCTCGAGGTTGACGAGGCCGGCCGGTACAAGCGCCGCACCGTCGGTGTCAGTGTCGGTCGTCAGAATGGCAAAACGGCGCTGTTGTCGGCCCGTATCGGGCTGGAGCTGCTTGCTGGCGGGCATGTCGCCTACACCGCCCAGGACCGAGGCGGCGCACGCCTCAAGTTCCAAGAAACTGTCGAGATGCTGCGGCCCGGCCTCGGCTCACGCTTCCAACAGCTCCGCCTCGCCAACGGCTCCGAATGCCTCACCATGACCAACGGCGCATCGTTCCGAGTCGTCACCCCGTCGAAGGACGGCGCACGAGGCTTGTCGCTTGACTTGGTCGTCATCGACGAGGCTTTGGCGCATCCGCTTGAGCTCGTCGGTGCCCTCGGTCCGACCATGTCCACACGGCCGTCGTCGCAAATGTGGCTCGCCTCAAACGCCGGCACGAGCTCGTCGCAGCTGCTGCGCCACTACCGTGACCTCGGCCGTGCTGGTGATTCGCCCTCGCTGGCCTGGTTCGAGTGGGCTGCTGCCGATGACGCTGACCCTGACGACCCTGAAACGTGGCTGGCAGCGATTCCGACGCTGGCCGAGGAGAAAGGCGTCACGATGGCGGCCGTCGAGGACTTCCACGGCACGATGACCACCGACCTGTTCGACCGCGAAATACTCAATCGATGGCCCCTGGAGGCCGGCGACTACGCCCTCGACCTGGCCGTGTTCGCACAGCTCGAGGAGCACGACCTGCCGCACGGCGACAAGCTCGCCCTCGGCGTCGACGTCAGCCCGATGCGAGACTGGTCCACAATCGCGATCGCTTCGCAAACCGGCGACCGGTACCTGACCGAGATTGTCGACCATCGGCCCGGTGTCGGCTGGGTGCCCGCACGCCTCGCCGAGCTCGCACAGCGTTGGGGCGCAACAATCGTCATTGACGCCGGGGCTGCTGCTGGGTCGCTGCTGCCACACTTGCAGCACCTCAACACGCTCGAGGTCGGTGCCCGTGACTACTGCGCCAGCTGCGCCACGATGCATGACGCCATTGTTGACGGCAAACTCGCCCACCTCGGCGACAGCATTCTCACCGACGCTGTGGCTTCGGCGACCCGCCGGCGGCTCGGTGACCGGTGGGCGTGGAAGCGCACGAGCGAGGAAAGCCCGATCACGCCGCTGGTGGCTGCTAGCCTTGCGCTATGGGGCGCAATCTCAGTCGCGCCGAAACCGACCCCGCAGGTGTTTTGATGTATCACGCCGCCCTTCAAGTCGCCGGCCTGCTGCTGGCGATCATCGCCACGTTCATGCAGTTCGGAGCGTGGCCGGCAGCGTTCGCTGTCGGTATCGCTGTCGTCATCGTGTCGGCCGCTGTCGAGGCTGGTGAACGATGATCGGCGACCTGATCCGCCGCAACGTCGAAACGAGGGCGACCACGATCGAGCTGCCCGCCCGCAGCATCACGTCCCAAACACTGTTTGGGCCGATGTCGGTCACGCGAGACACGCTGCTGTCTGACGTCGTGGCGAACCGGTGCGTGACGCTGATCTCGGACCAGATCGGGTCGCTGCCTGTTCACGCCGAACGCAACGGTGAGATGGTCGAAACACCTACCCTGCTCACGGCACCCGAGATCGACCGGACCCGCTCCGAGTTCATGGCCGCCCTCGTCACGTCGCTACTCGTGAACGGCAACGCCTACCTGCTTGCCGGCAGCCGCAACAGCCTCGGGTTCGTGCAGAACGTCGTACTGCTCGACCCTGAAGCCATTCAAGTGTTCATGCTCGACGGCCGACCGCAGTACCGCACGTCACGAGGCGCGCTCAACCCCGAGGACGTGCTGCACATCCGCAACTTCACGCTGCCCGGCCATGTCGTCGGCTACGGCCCGCTCGACTACAACCGGCAAAGCATCGCCCAGGCGCTCGCTGCCGACCAGTACGCAGCACAAGCGTTCACGACCGGCGCGCTGCCCGACGGCGTGCTGCACAGCGAGAACGAGATCACCAGCGAGCAGGCCCAGGACTTGAAAGCGGCCTGGATCGCTGGCAACGGTGGCCGGCAACGAGGCCCGGCCGTGCTGTCTGGCGGCGTCAAGTACCAGCCGCTAGAGTTCTCATCGGTCGACATGGAGCTGCTCGACAGCCGCCGGTACAACGCCGAACAAATGTGCACCCTGTTCGGTGTCCCGCCGCACCTCGTCGGCGTGCCCTCGCAAGACTCCAAGACCTACAGCAACGTCCAGCAGGACTCGCAGTTCTTCGTCCGGTTCACGCTCCGGCCGCTGGCGATCAAAATCGAGGAAGCGCTGTCGACGCTGCTGCCCCGTGGTCAGCGGGCCGTGTTCAATTTCGACGCTGTGCTGCGAGCCGACACACAAACACGCTACGACGCATACGAGACTGGCCTGCGGGCCGGCTTCCTGACCATCGACGAAGTCCGAGCTTTGGAGGGCTTGACGTGACCGAAATTGAGACACGCACCGTCACGTTCGACGGCATCGAGACACGCACCGACGACGACGGGTTCCGTCACCTGGTCGGCATCGTCGTGCCGTGGGATGGCGAATACCGCATGCCAAACGGCCTCACCGAGAGCTTCGAGCGTTCCGCCTTCACCAAAACGCTGCAAGAACGTGGCGACCGCATCCCGCTCTACCAGCAGCACGAATCACGCTCAACGCTGCCCGTCGGCACCTCGGTCAACTGGGAAAACACCGCCGACGGCCTCGTCGCTGACTTCCGCATGGCCCGCACCGAACGCGCCGCCGAAGTGCTCAGCCTCGCCGATGACGGCATGGTGACCGGCCTGTCGGTCGGCTTCATCCCGGTACGGTCCCGCACCGAGACACGCTCGACCGGTCAGCACGTCGTCCGAGTTGAGGCCCGCATGGACCACGTAGGATTCGTCGCTCAACCTGCATACGACGGCGCACGCGTACTTGCCGTACGCCAGTTTGACGCCGACGACCCCGAAATCGCACCGAGGCTCGCCCGCTGGCGTGGAGCGTTCGCATGACGATGAAATCCGAGCAAATCACGATCGGGCTCACTCCGGTTCGGATTCTCAATGATCTCAACACCAACCGGCACATTTACTTTTTTGATGACAGCTCGCACCCGGTGTACCTCGGCGGCTCGGACGTCACGACAAGCAACGGGCTGAAAGTGCCAAAAAACAGCGGCTTTGAGATTTTCATCCCGGCAAATGACGAACTGTGGGCCGTGTCCGACAACGCCGACCAGAAAATCAGCATCCTCTACCAGACAGACTGATGCCCGAGGCACCCGCCTACGTCCGCCGCAACGCCCAACGAGGCCTCAGGCTGCTTGAGTTCGCCGGTGACGGCCTCCAGCCCGCAACGGTCCGAGCAGCCCGCAGAATGGCCGAGGGCACCGTCAGCGACCAGAAGGCCCGCCTGATGGGTCCGTGGTTCGCACGCCACGAGGGCGACCTGGACTCGCCCAGAGCTCGTGCGTACCTGGCCGGCGACAGCGAACGACCCACGGCCGGGCAGGTCGCCTGGCTGCTTTGGGGCGGCGACATCAGCGGCGACGTCATGCGCGCTGCCCGCTGGGCACGACGCCAAACCGAAACAGATGACCGAAGCACGCCGACCGGCGTGATAGATTCACCCGAAACCCACGTTGCGCCGCTGGAAGCGCCGCCCGCCAGCTACGGGCACCCGGCCAGCACCCGACACTCCACCCCTACCAAGAAAGGCGCAACCGTGCGTTTGCTTGACCAGCTCGTCGAGGAACGAGCAGAACTGTCCGAAACTGTCGACGGCATCCTGACCCGCGCAGCCATTGACGAGGCGCGTGACCTCACCGAGGCCGAAGACAAGAACCTTGCCGAGCTGAAGGCCCGTGCCGATGCCCTCGATGAGCGCATCACCGAGCTGCGTGCCATCCAGGTTGCGAACCTCGAAGCGGCGAAGCTTCGTGCCGAGGTCGCAGCGACCGACGAACCCGAGGCCCGTTCGGCCGCCGGCGTCGTCCAGGTCCACAGCGAGCCCATCACCTACTCCGAGCGCAGCAACCACAGCTTCTTCTCGGACATGTACCACGCGCAGACCTACGGCGACCGCGACGCTCAGGCCCGCCTCGAACGTCACCGTGACGAGATGGCTGTCGAGCACCGTGACGGCAGCTCGGCGAACTACGCCGGCCTCGTCGTGCCGCAGTACCTGACGCAGCTTGCCGCCGAGCTCGCCCGTGCGGGCCGGCCGTTCGCTGATCAGTGCACTTCGCTGCCGCTCCCGGCCGACGGCCTCACCGTGAACATCTCGCGTGTGACCACCGGCTCCAGCGCTGCCGTGCAGGCCGCCGAAAACGACGCCGTGTCCGAAACGGACATCGACGACACGCTGCTCACCGCCGACGTGCGCACCATCGCCGCCGGCCAGCAGCTCAGCCGTCAGGCCGTCGAGCGTGGCACCGGCGTCGACGCCCTCGTGGCGGCCGACATGCTCGGCGCGATGGCGACCACCCTCGACAACCAGCTGCTCAACGGCTCCGGCTCGTCCGGTCAGCTCCTGGGCCTCAGCAACGTCTCCGGCATCAACGACGTCACCTATGACGACGCATCGCCCACGGCGTCGGAGCTCTACTCGAAATTGGTGGACGCAGCGCAAAGGGTGAACAGCAACCGGTACGCCGGTGCCGACCTCATCGTCATGCACCCTCGTCGCCTCGCCTTCATGCAGGCCGGCGTTGACTCCAGCAACCGTCCGCTGGTGGTCCCGCAGCAGAACGTCCCGCAGAACGCCATGGGCGTCGGACCGGTCGCCGGCTACGGCAACACCGGTGCGTCGATCGCTGGCATCCCAGTCGTGACCGATGCGAATGTCACCACCTCGGCAGGTGGCGGAACGGAGGACGAGATCTACGTGGTCCGCCGTGCCGACATGCTGCTGTTCGAGGACGCCGGTGCGCCGGCCCTCGTCCGCATGGACCAGACCGCAGGCCTCAACCTGACGGTCACCATGGTTGCGTACCAGTACGCGACCTTCATCCCCGGCCGGTACCCCGCCTCGATCTCGAAGATCAGCGGCACCGGCCTCGTGGCCCCGACCTTCTGATAGGTCCCCCACATCGTCGGTCGGGTCGGTACCAGTCCCGGCCCGGCCGACACCCCCTACCTCGAGGAGTTCAACATGTCTGAAGCGCTGTGGAACAAGCAGGCCCCTAGCCGTGTCCAGAAGCCCGCAGAGGCCGTCGAGGCCGCTCCGGTCAAGAAGGCCGCCAAGAAGGCCAAGAAGGGCTAACGATGGCGTACACGTCGCTCAGCGTGCTCAAGGACTACCTCGGCATTCCGAGCGGCACGACGTCCGAAGACACGCCGCTAACAGCAGCGATCAACGCCGCCCAGGACCTGGTCGACGGCTACACCAACACGACGTTTGAGACGGTCACCGAGGCTCGTGTGTACCGTGCCGAAGATCCGCAGGTGTTACTCGTCGACCAGTTCCACACCCTCACCGGCCTGGTCGTCAAAACCGACACCAACAATGACGGCACCTACGACACGACGCTCACGATCACGACCGACTTCGTGGTGCAGCCGTTCAACGAGCCGCCGTTCACGTCGCTGCTCAACGTGTCCGGCGACTGGCCCCGGTACTTCTCCGGCCGGCCAGCCGTCGAGGTCACAGCGGCCTACGGCGACCAGAACGCCGCAGCCGTCCCGTATGCGGTGCAGCAGGCCGCACTCATCCTCGCCGCACGCCTGTACCAGCGCAAAGCATCCCCGCTCGGCATCATGACCGGCTTCGCTGACTACGGCATCGCCCGCATCAGCCGCCAAGACCCCGACGTCGCCGCGCTGCTCCAGCAATACAAGCGGCTCGCGACCGCCTGATGGCCGACTACACCGCCATTCGTGACGGCCTCGCCGCACAGCTCGAAACTGTGCCGACGTTCCTGACCGTGCACGCCACCGTCCCGAACCGGATTGTTGCGCCGGCAGCTGTGGTCGTTCCCGGCCGGCCCGTCGCCACCTACCACGACAGCATGATCGGCAGCGGCGGCAGCCTCACCGTGTTCAACTTCGAGCTGGTCTGCGCCGTGCAGTCCATGAACGAGGCTTTCTCGCAGGCGACCCTTGACGAGCTCATCAGCGGCACGAACAGCGTGCCGGCAGCTGTCGAGGCCGACCCGACCCTCGGCGGCGCAGCAACCACCTGCCAGGTTCGCCAGGCCGTCGACTACGGCGTGGTAGCCTTTGCAGATACCGAGTTCATCGGTGCCCGTTTTCTCGTGGAGGTCTACGCACGATGACCAGCTACACCGTCACGTCACACAAGCTCGTCGGCCATGAGCACGGCGACACCGTGACCGACGACGACCTCAAGGGCGCGAACGTGCCCGCATTGATCGCCGCAGGCCACCTGGCCGAAGCGAAACCGAAAAACAGCCGAAAGGCCAACCCAGAAAGTGAGGCCGACTGATGGCCGTTTTTCTTCAGAATGACGTTCAGGTGACCGTCAACTCGGTCGACCTGACCGACCACGTGGCGAGCATTACGTGGACCGAAACCGCTGACGAGCTCGAGACCACGGCGATGGGGGACAGCAACCGCACCCGCATCGGTGGACTCAAGGACGGCAGCGTCAGCATCGAGTTTCACCAGGACTTCGGTGCGTCGTCGGTATACGCCACGCTCTACAGCCTGCTCGGCACCACGACCACCGTTGAGATGACCCCGACCAGCGACGCAGTCGCAGCGACGAACCCGAAGCACTCCGCCTCGGCCCTCGTCACCGAGCTGCCCATCATTGACGGCAGCGTGTCCGACCTGGCCACCGTCTCGGTGACCTGGCCGCTGTCCGGCGCAGTCACGGTGAGCACCGCTCCGTAGCATGCTTGATCTCTCCATCTCAACTCGACTGGCTGACGAGACGGAGCCAGTCACAAGCAAACCCACGATGGGCACGCTGCTCCAGCTGGAGCGGTATTTCAACCTGCCGAGCGCCATTGAGGCGTTGCAGCAAACGAAGATCGAGCATGTGGCGTGGCTGGCGTGGGAATCACGCCGGCACGCCGGGCTCGTTGTGCCGACCTGGGAAAAGTTCCGAGACACGCTTGTCGACATCGAGTTCGACAGCGACAACGACACCCCTTTAGCCGAAGGGGAACCGCCTACGGCATAGCGTCGTTGGCACTCGCTACCGGGCAGCCGATCAGCGAGCTTGAGAACGCTTCCCCGGCCGTCGTTCGTGCGTTGCAGGCGATATTGAAAGAGCGTCAGCAGGCGCAAGAGAAAGCAGCACGGAGGCGCTGACGATGGCACAACCCGCAGTCCGAGTCGAGGGCGGCAGGGAGCTGCGTCGCAAGTTCCGTGAAGTCGGCGACGACATGACCGACCTGAAAGACCTGCACAAAGAGCTCGCTGACGACGTTGCTGGCACGGCAAAGACCAAAACGCCGGTGCGTAGCGGCCGGCTGCGCAACTCGGTCCGAGGCTCCGGCACCAAAACCGCTGCGCGTGTTCGGGCAGGCAACAACCGAAAGAGCGGCCCGACTTCGGTGCCCTACGCCGGCCGCATCCACTTCGGCGACCCTGGCAGCCGCACTCGTGGCCGTATCAGGCCCCAGCCGTTCCTGTACGAAGCGCTCGACGATCGCCGGCAGCAGGTGGTCGATCGGTACAACGATCAGGTGCGGGCCATCATCCGGCGCACGTTCTAGGATTGCGACATGGCAGCAGGCTCAAGCGTCATCAATGTCGCCATTCTCGGCGACGCTAAGCAGTTCAAGCGTGCCGTTGGTGAGGCAGGCGACAAGCTCGGCAAGTTCGGCAGCAAAGTCGGCACCGTGTCGGCAAACGTCGTCAAAGGCTTCGGCGTCATGGGCGCTGCGGCCGGCGGCCTGGCCGTCGTTGTCGGCAAACAGCTATTCGACGTCGGCGAGGAACTGACCGCCCTCGACCAGAAAATCGGCACCGTATTCTCCGGCGACTCGCTCGACACGGTGACGGGCTGGGCTGACGAGGTCGCTGCCCGCATGGGCCTCACCTCGACCCAGGCCGCCGGCCTCGCTGCTAACGCCGGCGACCTGCTCAAGCCGATGGGGTTCACGGCTGACGAAGCCGCCAACATGTCGACCGAGATCATCGGTCTCGCTGGTGCGTTGTCGGAATGGTCCGGCGGGCAGCGTGGCGTTGAGGAGACAGCCGAGATTCTGTCGAAGGCGCTGCTCGGCGAACGTGACTCGCTCAAGTCGCTCGGCATCTCGATCAATCAGGCCGAGGTCGACCAGCGTGCCTTGACGATCGCACAGCAAGAAGGCCGCGACGCCATCACAGCTCAGGACAAGGCGCTGGCGACGCAGGCGCTGATCCTCGAGAAGTCGACCGATGCGCAGGAGGCCTACGCTGCCGGCGGCAACAAACTCACCGCAGCACAGAACAAGCTGCGTGCGGCGTTCGGTGAGCTCCAGGAACGCCTCGCCCGCAAACTGCTGCCACTGTTCGCCAAAGCCGCCGACATCGTCGTCGAGCTCATCGAAGTGTTCGAGGACGACGGCCTGGGCGGCGTCATCTCGAACGTGTCGCAACGCATCAAAGACGCATGGCCGATGATCCGCACGCAGCTCGGCGTGTGGGCACGAGGGTTCGTGGATTGGGTCAGGCAGGTCGGGCCACCGTTCCTTGCCGCCCTCGGCAACCTGCTGCTCAGGTTCGGCAGCTGGTTCATCGATGACGCCCTGCCTGTCATCATCGACAAGCTCCAAGAATGGGCACAAGCTTTCATTGACTGGATCGGGCCGCTCATCCCGCCGTTCATCAGCACCCTCGGCGAGCTCATCGCACGGTTCGCTGAATGGTTCGTTGGTCCCGGCATCAACATGATCGTCACAAAGCTCGGCGAATGGGCGCAGGCGTTCCTCGAATGGGTCGGGCCGCTGATCCCGCCGCTGCTGCGCGAGCTCGGCAACCTGCTGGTGCGCATCGGCACCTGGATCGTCTCAGTCGGCCTGCCGCTGCTCGCTGGCAACATTGCGAGCTGGGCCGATGCCCTCGTCGACTGGATCATCGATGTCGCCCCGGACGTGCTCATCGCCCTCGGCAGCCTGCTGTGGGACCTCGGCAGCTTCATCCGCAGAACAGCAAGGGACCTCGGCGAGGACCTGATCGACGCAATCGTGCGAGGCATCGAGGCAGCGCCTAGCGCGCTCATCAACGCAATCCGTTCGTTGTTGCCGACCGGCGGCTTTTTGGGTGGCATTGCTGACTTCATCACCGGCCGTGCAGCCGGCGGCCCGGTCAGCATCGGCAGCGCCCCGTACATCGTCGGCGAGTCAGGCCCTGAGCTGTTCGTGCCGACCGGCTCGGGCACCATCATGAACAACAACCGGCTCGGCATGATGGGCGGCGGCGGCGGCGACATCAACGTCACCGTCAACATGCCATCCGGCAGCAACGGCGACGACGTCGTGCGAGCCCTTCAGGACTACGTTCGCCGGCGTGGAGCGATCCCGGTCCCGGTCGGGTCGGCCCGGTACTGATGGCACAGATCACGACGTGGGCCGTGAACGTCGGCCGGTACAGCGGCGCGTCTCTGTCGCTGACCGACCACGCCTCCCGCACTCGCGGCCTCAGCATCGACCAGCAATGCGACCCTGGCCAGCTCGGCACCGGCCGGGCCACCGTCACCCTCGACAATTCCGACGGCGAGCTCACGCCGGGCGGCTCAGGCACCTACGCAAACGTCGACTGGCTCACCTCGGGCCTGTTCCTTGAGGCGACCGTCGACAGCGTCAGTGTGTCTGTGTTTCACGGCGTCATCACTGACTTTGCGATGACGGATGACGGCAACGGCAACAGCGCCGTGACCCTTACCGCCCTCGACGTGTTCCAGGTCGTTGGGCGGCAGGAAGCGTTCCAGTATTCGATGACGAACACGTCGACAGCTGACCAGCTGTATGACATGACCTCGCCGCACCTGCTGACCAACGCCACAAAGGTGCCGACAATTGGTTACCCGACCATGCGCACATTCTGGGAGGAGCTGAACGCTTCGACCGAGAGCGTGGCGCACGACCTGCCAACATCAGCCGGCACGGTCGTCCTCGGCGACGTCATCAACAACTCGGTTATGCCAAACGAACAAACTGTGGCGTTCCCGACCATCCTTGACGATGACGGCACCTACGTCGCCAACGACTCGTGGGTCGGGTTTACTGTTGACGGCTTGGCACGAGCCGACGTGTACGCCACCGGCGACGTGTTCGTCTTCACCGAAAACGACCCGATGCCGACCGGGCAGCTGCCGTTCCGGTCGCTGCTGCGTGACTTCCACACCGACCTCATCACGAACGCTGCGAACATCACAGCGCTCAATGCTGGCACCGAACAGACTTACAGCGACGAGGACTCGCAGGAGCGCTACGGGGCACGCACACGCGTCTACCAGACAACCTCAACCGACGACGCCCAGGCGCTTTACACGGCGCAGCTATGGGTCAACCGGTACTCTTACAAAGAAACGTTCGACATGACAGCAGCGGCGTTGCAGGTCAGCGACAGCATGGTGCAATCCCGCAACGCCGACGTGGCTAAGTGGCGTGCCCTGCTCGACGTCACCGTCGGCTGGTGGAACACCGGCAGCGTGACCTACACCCCGACCGGCGGCAGCTCCCGCACCGACGAGGTCGTCACCGTCGGCCGCACCATCGACGCCACACCCGCCGATACAACCGTCACGCTTCGGCTGCGCCCGCAATCCGTGTACCTCGCTTTCATCCTTGATGACACGGAACGCGGCGTGCTCGACCTGAACAAACTAGGATGACACCGTGACCAACCCGTTTCCCTTCGTGGCAGGGGCTACTCTCCAAGCCAGTCAGCTCAACTCTATCGGCGAGTCTGAAACTGATTGGACGCCTACCTTCCAAACCGGCGTGACCGTCGGAAATGGCACCGTGTCGGGCACTTATCAGCGAGTCAATGACTTCGTCATCGCGCAAGGCAGCTTTGAGCTGGGCAGCACTTCAGCAATCACCGGCGACGTGCGCGTTGACGTGCCAATTAGCGCGTCGGGTTCGCATGAGCTGTCTGTTGGCACGACGTGCATACTGCGTGACCAGTCAGCGGGCCGAGAGTATCAGGGTGCAGCATTGACCTTCTCGGGTTCAGCGGTACGGCTGCGAGTGTTGAAGCGAGACAGCAGCACCGACTTTATTTTCGCTGCTGCCATCAACAGCACAAACCCGATGACCTGGGCTAGCGGCGACCGCATCCAATGGACTTCGGTCTACCGGGTCGGCTCATGATGGACCGGCTGCGAGCTCATCCTGGCCGGCTCCAGGCCGTCATCGTTGCCGCTGTTGCGCTCATCACAGCGTTCGGCGTGAACTGGTCAGCCGAGCAAGTCGCAGCCGTCACGGCGTTTTCAGCGACTGTGATTGCGTTGCTGCTCGAACCGCCGACCAGAACAGGACAATGACCCGCCTCGGTGGCCGGCCTCCCGCACCGCTCGTGCAGTTCGCCGAGTGGTCGAAGCGTGGCCGCTGGTGGCCGACCAGCGTGCGCCAACCC